AGCCTGCGCCCCACCAATCCCGCCCCACTGCCCTGCGGCGTACCCCTCAAACTGCCCCGTCGAGGAGTTGTACCGGATCATGCCGTTGGTTGGCGATCCGCTGCGCTGCCCTGTGGTGCCTGCCGGGAGTTTGACCTGACCCGTGCCGCTGAAGGTGCCGTCGCCTGTGGCGCTCAGAGTTCCTGTGATGGCGGTGTTACCAAGATTTGTAGTTCCCAGCGTGGATGTCCCACTGACAGTCAAAGTCGCAGCCGTCAGGTCGCTGACATAATCAAACTGATACCCAACATCCGTACCATTGTTGTAGATCAGCGCCGTTTTGCCGTTGGGAATTGTCACTCCCACGCCTGCCACAATGACCCGGATGCTCTGAGAGCCGGTGGTGGCGTTCTTGACGATGTAGTTCTTGGTGATCGCCGGGACAATCAAATCCCGAGTCACTGTCAAACTGACCCCAGAGGTCACATTCAAGAACAACGCACGGGCATCCTGCGCCGCATTCGTATCCGTCAGGGTCAGGGTTTTATTGGCGTCGGTTGCAAAAGTAACCGTCACCCGGCCTACGATGGCCTGCTCCAGGGTAGTGCCAAAATTGTTATTGGTCGTCGTGCCCCAGGTGCCAACCTGCTCACCAGTGCCGATAAGCTCGATTTTTAGATTGGATGAGAAGGTTGATGGCATGTCTTTTCCTCAGTGCATATGATTACACAATCACCCATCTTTGACCAGATGCCACGGTAACTGTAGCCCCGCTTGCAATTGTCATCGGCCCAATAGACTGCCCGTTTGTCCCAGAGGCGATGGTGTAATTTGCAGAAACTGTCGTGCTGTTGACCACAATACCGTTACTGGCAACCAAGGCAGACGACCTGAGTTCTCCATTGCTGGGGGTGTACAGCAGCTTGGCGTTGCTGGTATTGATCGTGGAAAGAGCGCCGCTGGTGGACGCCACAAACGTCGGGTAAAGCGTCGAGGCGGTGCTTGTGTCATTACTGATCGTTGCGCCGGGAGCGGCTGCAGATGTCCATGTCGTGCCGTTGGAGGTCAAAACATTGCCGTTTGTGCCCGGAGCGACAAATTGAACGGCACTCGTCCCGTTGCCCAGTATGACGTTGTTGGATGTGAGGGATGCGACCCCTGTACCACCCGCCGCCACCGGAAGAGTCCCAGCAGTCAGGGTTGTTGCCCCGGTGGAGTACAGGGCATTATTGGCCCCCACAAATGTGGTCAGCCCCGTGCCGCCATAAGCAGGCTGAATCGTGCCGCCCTGCCAAGTACCGCCGGAGATAACCGAAGTCCCCAGATTGAAGGCGTTGGTGCCAAAGGTCACGCCCTCGGGGAGAAACCCGTGAAGGTCCCAAGTGCCCGCTACTGTGCCATTGTTTAGCAGGATCAGTTCACACGCGCCGCCCGCAGTCACGGTACCAATCAGGCCGTTGGCGTAATCACGCAGGGTCAGCGTGCCCGTAGCATTGTTATTAAAGATGAAATCCAACCCGGTCGTTAAACCGGTGGCATCAGGCATCGTGTAGGTCTGGTTACCCGTACCAACAAGCGTCTGGGAATAGCTTGAAGCTGCGGTGAGAGCCGTCGTGCCCCCTGCCGCCGTCGTGGTCGTGTTTGCCTGATTCAGCCGGTTGATGGAGACGTTCTGGTTGGCGTCCCGCAGCATGACCGAGTTGGCCCCGGACGAAGCCGTGACCCCAGTACCGCCATAAGCTACCCCGACAGTCGTACCCTGCCAAGTACCGGACGCAATCGTACCCAGAGCAGAGACATTCCCGCTGGCATCCAGATTGACAGACCGCCCGGAAGGGTAGGTCACAAAGACATTGACTGTGCCGGGGAAGGTTACTGCATTACCTGCATTGCTCGACGCATAGATGGTGGTCCGCGTCAGTGTTGGTCCCGTGGTCGAATACGTTCCAAGACCCACCTCCCAGTTACCCGACACATCTGTGGCCGAATAGTAGGTGGTGTTTGTGTCGCCAATGACAGCGAAGGTCTGAAAGCCCGTTACCGCGCCTGCAAGCGTGAAGCTTACAGTCGTATTTGCCGTGGCCGTTTCTTGGACACGGTTCGCAAGGACCAGAGGCATTTAAAACCCCTCAACTCGTCGCGGTGGTCGAGTATGTAACCGAAACAGTGTCGCCCGATGTGGTGATCTTGGCCGTGGCAAATGCACCTGCGCTGTACAAAGTGCCCGAGGTATTACCTTGAGTCGAAGATGCGCCAGAGCCGGTCACCAAGAAACAGCCGCCAACCGTACCGCCGCCACCCGTGATGGTGTAGGTGATTGCAGAAGCAGTCTTGGTCGTCACGTTGGTGGGCGATGCGCCGGTCGATGTTGCCGCACTAAAAGAAGCCGTGCCGCGCACAGCCGAACCGCCCACGGTGTAGTTGGTGAACTCAGTCCAGCCACCATGCGAGGCCATCGTATCGCCAGCAGCAAAGGTCGGGCTGGCGCCAGAGATCAAACCAAGGAATGGCCCCACGGTGGTGTAAGAAGTGCCCGACAGCAGGGTGTCCAGCATCAACTCCTTACCCACGGCGTTGACCAAATTGGGAAACTCTTCTTCCCACTTGATGTTGCCATCAGCATCCCGGCAGACCACATGGTAGTAGCCCTCAATGCCCACGGTTTCGGACAAGGCGGGTTTGGTCTGCATAGACACCTCTGCGTGATCGCCAAAGTTGGAAAACTCTTTTTGCATGATTGCTCCTTAGACGAGTCTGATGAGCGCAGAAGTGGCCGTGTTGGCTGGCATCTGCACAGTGAAAGTCGTGGTTGAGGTTTTGTCAGACCCGAAGTCCAACACGCACACAGCGCCGTTGTCACCCGGCGTGTAGATCAAGGCACCACGCGCTGTAATTGCCCCCGTCCATGCTGGAGAGGAGAAGTTGACGTACGTGATGCTGCCGCTGGCCGTGTCCTGGCTTGCAATGGTGGCGGTCACCACTAAACCCCCGGCAACATAATTGCCTCCCGAGGCTTCGCCAATCGCGGTGTACGCGGTCGTGGTCTGATCCAGCGTGGCTGAGTTGGTGTATAGAGCCAGATAGAACGTGTCTGAGGCGAAGTTAATCGTGCCGTTGGCAAGCCCCGACCGCAGCGTGTTGCAGGAGTAGTTGCCTGTGAAAGCCACTCAGATCACCTCGAAACTGTTGGATTTGACTCGATTGGCCTTGAGTGGAGTAATTTGCAAATTCCACGGCACATGCAGCCCGCAAACTTTGCGTCCTCTCAAAGGAACAATGTGGTCAACTTCAAACTTTACGCCCAACATTGTAGTGCGCAAACGTGCTATGTCATACGCCTGTTCAATCATCCAATGATCGTCATCTGTGAGCCACGCGGGGGTGGCCTGCGTCTTACATGCGTACCGCCGTGCAGTCCGTGCGTTTACTTTGGCTGGATTGGCCTTGACCCATTTGGCGCACTTGGCGTTATGGCGCTGCCTGTTTTTATCGACCCACTCAGCAACCTTGGTCTTTATGCGCTTGGCATTTTTCTTGTAGTGCGCAGACATGTACGCTTTGACGCACACTTTGCAGCGGTCACGAAAACCGTCCGCCCGCGACCGATCCTTGTGGAACTCGGTCGTAGCTTTAAGCTCATGACACTGCGTGCAATTTTTCACGTTACGGCCTGTCTGTACTGCCCACTTCTGTAAGCGTCCTGGCGTTCCAATCCGTCGCCCAATCGTTTTGCCAAAGCGAGGGCTTCCTTGTACTTTGTATCGTACAGCGCCATCAAATCCGTTTCACCTTTCATAAAGGTATACGCCTCTACAAGTGAGCCATACAACAAAACGGAGTCAAAGTTATCCCCAAGCCATGTTTGCCCGTCTGGCGCAACTGTAATGGATTCTGGGAAGTAATAGTAATGCAACTCGACATCATAGGCCGCATCAGGTGTCGGGCCGAGGATGAAGCTCAACTCGTCAGAGATGGCCGAACCAGAAACTGTCGGCCCAAACAGCGCGTAATACTTGGGAACCCCAGTGTCGTTTGGCGTTGGGTATGCCTGCCGGATGAAGTTCACATCCTTGTTGAGCAGGTACTCGTATGACCCTGTGTTGAGGTTGCCGCCCGTCACGTTCGTGATAATTGCCAGCGAATAGACAGACAAGAAATCATTTGGGCAAGACAAGTACTTGTTGTTTGCCGACACTGATCCCGTAGCATTCCTGCGCAGAGACGGGAACTGGACCGAGTTATAAATGCGCTGCTCTGCCTGTTTCACAAAGACAGGGATGTTCAACTCAAAATCTTGTTCAAAGTTTTGAGTGTAGTCCTTGATCGCAGTGGACAACTCGGTGTAGTTCATGCCATTGGGCCTCGTGCCATCACGCCTTTGGTTGCAGCGCCAGTGCCGCGAATCTTGATGCCGCTGGTTTTAACGCCGGGGTAGTCGTTGCTGTGGTTGTTGGCAATCGACTGATTCACATTCTTCAGGTGCTCCTTGTTGTTGGAGACACCCGCCGGTTGCATGGCTGTGTACTTGGGGGTTTTGTAGGTGGCCATATCAGGCTCCTTTGCGGCCAGGGCTGCGCTGGTTCATGACCTTGGCCATGTTGCGCCCGTACTTGAGCATATCGGCGTTGGTTTTGCCACCGGCTTTCATGCCTTTGGCGTGCATACGCTTTTCGTGGGCCTTGACCTCGGCCTTGGCCACCTTTTTCATCGCATCCATGATCGACTCCTTATGTCGTTGCTACCGTAACTGTACCAAGTCCTACGGTTAAAACCAAGTAATTTGGCGTCAGTCCGTAGTCATTCAAACTCGCTCCACCAACAGGAGCCCAGCCCCATTGAATGATTCTGCTGCCCATCTCAAGCGTACCTTGAGCCAACGGCGTTGGATTTGTGTTTTCTTCAATCTGGAGGCCCGATAAACCCGATATCCTGTAGCTACGATCCGGTCGAGGGTTTCTCAGGCCCTGCGGGTCATCCACAGGATACATACCCAACTGAAGCTGCGGCTGGTCAGGGTCCCAACATTCCGGGCACACCAACAACTCATAGTTCTTGGTCTTGATCACCTCACGGCGCAGCAACGACAGCTTAAACCGCTGATCACAGCGGTCACACTGGGCGATTGCATACTTACCAGAGGCAAACCGATTGCCCATCAGTAACTACTCCCGATGAACTGCTGCCGGGGCACAAACCGTAGAGCGGCCTTCTCGTGGTCTTCATCAGCGGCAAGCTGCCATGCCTCGTCATACTGGGTCTTGAGCACCGCCAAGCGTTCCGCCGCGCCGGGGACCTTCATGGCCAAGTAGTATGAGAGACCAGCGGCCATGCACGGTATAAACCTGAAAGGCACATCCATGACGTTTACACCGCCGCCAGCGTCCTGAGTCCTGCGCAGCCTCCAATACACAAACTGATAGGGCTGAGCCGCATCGGGGGTTGGCCACACCGTGACTGCCGGGAGCTGCATCCAGTACACCGATGTTCCGCCTGTGTGAGACGCTGCTGTGGTGTTCTGCTGCGCCCGGAAGCAGTTGTACAAGGTATTGCCCGAGATGTATCCGTAATTGATGATTTCGTTGTCAATCTTGATGAAGCCAGAAGCGGGCAGGCCAACCACAGAGTTGAGGGTAATCTGAGTTACCGATGAACTGATGGTGCCACTAAGGGTTAACCCTGTAGGGCTTTGTTGGCCGTTATACCGCTGCACCCAGACCTGAATTGGTCGGGCCTGCTGGAGTTTGTTGGGCAGAGTGGCATATGTAGAAACGCTGATCCGGGTGATGGTCAGGTCCGCCTGAGTTGCCGCCACATTGGCCCCGGTACGGATCACATGCTCAATCAGATCAACCGTGTCATTTGGCAGGGCGTAGGTGTTCTGCCCTTGCACCAGATTGATGATGCCGGACTCAATCGTCCAGAGGTTGATGCCCCGGTTGGCCCAGTCGGCAAACATAATGTTCAGGGACCGGCGAGCCGTACGCAGGTCATAGCCCGTGCGCATTTCTCCGCCAGCGCGTTCAAACGCCTCCTCGACCAGTTCAGTCAGATCGAGGTTAAATGCGGATGACCCTGATGTGTTGGCCATTTACTTCCCCAGTTTTTTTAGGGTCTGTGCCAGACGTGCGCGTTGTCCCATCTTGCCCGGAGCTTTGGCTGCTTTGGCCAACTTCCCACTCGGGATGGTTTTGCCTTCTTTCACACCAAGCGCGGAGCGCAGAGCGCCGGGTTTCTTGATCGCTTTCTGAATCCATTTCTCAGCCATCACCTGTACCTCGCCGTCTTTGCCGCCACCTTGGGCGGCTGTTTCACGAATTGCTTTCCGGCTTTTTTCCCGGCTCGCTTTGCCCGCGTTGTTGCAGCGTATTCAGCAGGGCTGAGAGCTTTGATCGCAGACTCTGGAAGATACCGTTCACCCGTGTCAGAAGAGCGTTTGCCACTTTTTGTCCTCCACTTTTGAGCGGTCCAATCCTTGAGA